TGTTAATCTAGGGCAACCTGGTGCTAGTGTTATGCGAACTGAAAGACTATTAGTCGAATACTTGGCAGGCAATCCTAAACCAGACTTAATTATATTAGGTTGGACTTGTTTAGGTAGATTTGAATATGCAGACGGCTTTGACGATGACGGTTCTTATCATTATAATTTAGTGAACAGTTGGAGAGCACCAGAAATGACAGAAGGCACTGAAAGGTATGAAACATACAAACAGTTTTTGCCTATCTGTTTAGCAGATGACTTATTAGCACAAAAATATAGGACATTGTATATATGTGAAAATATATGCAAAAATAATAACATTCCATATCTAATGTTTGATGTAATGACAAACACAAAGGATGAAGCACCATTAGAAGGCGAAGACGTAAAATTTTGGTCTGGTGATCACCCAGTAGATAAATCATTATATAATGCAATAGATAAAAACAACTATATGGAAACAAGTTATTGGGACTGGATTATGGGTGGACAATTTCCGGAAGTTAAAATTAACGGAGGCCATGCCAATGAAGCAGGCCATGAGAGATGGGCACAAAAACTAGTCGAAGAATTAAAAGAAAGGAATATATACGGAGTATAAAATGCAAAAACCATTTGATTTAAGCAAATTTAGAACCGGCATCACTAAAAGTATTAGTGGTATTAGTGCCGGTTTTCACGATCCAGTAGATTGGATCAGCACAGGAAACCACACACTCAATTATTTGATCAGTGGTGATTTTAACAAAGGCGTACCACTAGGTAAAGTTAGTGTGTTCGCTGGTGAGTCCGGTTCAGGTAAAAGTTTTATTTGTTCAGGTAATTTAGTCAGAAACGCACAAGACCATGGCTGTCAGGTTGTGTTATTTGACTCAGAGAATGCTCTTGACGAAGATTGGCTCAAAGCATTAAACGTTGATACTAATCCAGAAAAACTATTAAAGATTAGTGTGTCAATGATTGATGATGTAGCAAAATCTATTTCAGAGTTTATGAAAGACTATAAAAGCAATTATGGTGATTTAGAGTATGACGAAATGCCTAAGTTATTATTTGTTGTGGACAGTTTGGTTATGTTGCTAACCCCTACAGATGTAGATCAGTTTCAAAAAGGTGACATGAAAGGTGACATGGGTCGTAAGCCAAAGGCTCTTACAGCATTGGTTAGAAATACTGTTAACCAATTAGCACCATACCCAATCGGCTTAGTGTGTACTAACCACACTTATGCATCACAGGATATGTTTGACCCAGATGATAAAATCAGTGGCGGACAAGGCTTTGTGTATGCAAGTAGCATAGTAGTTGCTATTAAAAAACTAAAACTCAAAGAAGATGCAGACGGTAACAAAGTGTCAACTGTACAAGGTATTAGAGCGGCATGTAAAGTAATGAAGTCCAGATACAGCAAACCTTTTGAAGGTGTGCAAATTAAGATTCCATATGAAACTGGAATGGACCCTTACAGTGGTATGTTAGAAATGCTCGAAGCAAAAGGCATTGTAGAAAAAGTTGGTAACAAACTGTCGTATGTTTCACCTGTAACAGGCGAAGAAATTAAAGAGTTCAGAAAAGGCTGGAGTGGAGAAAAACTTCAGGTAATTATAGACGAATGGGGACAAAATCCTAAAGCAGTTCCAGAAGATATCGATGATGATTTTGATGAGAACGAGGTGGATGACCCTTCAGTATATGAGGAGAATGTCGAATGACTGTAGATTTAACTTTAATAATCGAAACTTGGGAATGTGTTAAGCCTTCTGTAAACGTTAAGGAACGTGACGAGGTTTGTGCAAATTTAGTAAGAGTTTTTGATGACCAGGGTATGGTTGACTATGACGAAGTAAGCATAAATGACTGTGATAAGCATTTACGCCAAGCAATTGAAGAATACTTTGAAGTGGAAGATCATGAGGAAGAAGAAGAGGACTGGGATTAGTAATGGCAGGCTGGTATAACAAAGTAGCAGACAATCTTAGCAACATAGTAGATGCAATAGAATACTTTGATGCTGAACTAGAAGATGCAAAAAAGGAATGTTATATCAAAGGTAATGTGGAACGCAATAGTGCCGCATTACCTGGAGTTACTGAACACAGGTTCAATCAACTACAAGAAATTGAAGCAATATTAGAACACATTAATATTCAATTAAGAAAAACTCGCAGTAGAGTTTTTAGAAACTTTTTAGAAAGTTACAACAGAACATTAACCTCAAGAGATGCAGACAAGTATGTCGACGGCGACGATGATGTAATTAATCTTACACAACTTGCGAATCAATTCAGTTTGTTAAGAAACAAGTATCTCGGTATAATGAAAGGATTAGACACCAAGCAATGGCAGATAGGACACATAGTGAAATTGAGGACAGCAGGTATGGAAGATATATCAATTTAGATATATTAGATGACTTACTTGAATCAATACACGAACTCAAAGACAAAGAAAAATTTGTACTATCACTCGACGAATCTGTTGAGCCTACTATTGAAGATATACTAAAATCATATCTTAAATGGCACCAAATCAAAGTAATACCTAATGCAAAAGGCAAAACTGTCTTTGCTACATTACATCAATCGCCAAGCAGATTAGTACTAGAATCAGAAGTAAATGTATCGTTTTCATATTTTTATGATAACCTAGAAAAGGACATTGATGTATCTGATATAAGAAAAAATATACTTTCATTAACAGGATTTTTTGATATGACATTTCAGTCTACCAATAATGGCAATGACATATTTACATCAATAATGACTGTAAGAGAATACTTTAGACACAATATGTTAGCACATAGAGACTGTGTAATAACTGTTAATAATGCAGATATGAATACAATAAATGCATTATCAAATACTAATTCCACAGGACTTGCTGTAGGATTTAAAGATAATAAGATTGATATCGAAACTCTTAAAACACATTGCGAGGAATCAGCAGAATTTATATCGTGTATTATATTACCAGACGATACAGAGAATGTTAAGGAAGTATGCGACATAGTTAAAAGTCATAGTATTTTTGTAATTAAGATTGCATCGTATGAAGATTTTTTACGTGGCAAAGACTTATTTGATAATGGGGTTGATATCATTGCTTTTGGTCCTGTAGCAACTACTGAAAAGTTACATTATTACTTGCCATTTCACAGGCAAGATAATACAGGATATTCTTTAGGATTTGGTACAGTTTCGCAATCCGGTTACAACAGAAGAAGCATAGAAATTTGTAAAAGTATTTTATAAAATGTATAATTTTATTAATTTAAATGGAACAAGACTAAGCAGGTTACAAAAAATTAATAGTGACGTTAATATTGTTGCACCTACAAATATAGAACATTTTAAAGAATTAATAAACAATGGTTATAAAGTATTAATAGATGCATTCAAAGAAAATTCTTTAAATGAAAATGAATATGTCGACTATATAGAAGAACACAAGATTCCTGTATTGATCGATGCTTTATATGAAGCAAATGTTATGAAATTTCATAATGTAAATATTAACACAGAGAAAACATTGCTAATTTCCAATTTAGATTTAGAGTTTCATGGAGATTTAGATAATGCAATATTATTTCCTTACTTTCTAGTGCAATCTTATTTGTTTTGGTCCGGCAAAGATATCCTGAGCAAAGATTCTACATTCAGTCCTTTAAGTATAGATGATCATTTAAATGCAAATAAAAAATCTTGTTTATGCCTAAACGGCGTAAGTAGGCCAAGCAGACGATTTGTATACGATTACTTTAGAGATAATGACTTAATAAAAGATGCTGTATTTTCATTTCATAATAGAGGTACTGAATTACCATGGGAGGCAGAATATCCAAAAATTATGCTGTCTACAGATGTTAATGTAAAAAATGACGGCGTAACTTGGGATAACACATTTGACAATGATTGGTTTAAAGATACGTTCTTTAATTTAGTTACAGAAAGTGCTGGACACAATGAAGCCAATAGAACAAGCCAAGCATTTTTTAAAAATCATAATTGCTTCTTTCCTACAGAAAAAGTATTCAAACCTATTTTTAATGCTCACCCTTTTATATGCATTGCAACACAACACTTTCATAAAAATTTAAAAAAGTACTTTGGTTTTGAGTTATAC